AGTCAAACCACTATCACTAATGACTTACCTAACGAAACTCGTAAAAATGCCAGAAAACACACTTATACTTGACCCCTTTGCTGGCTCTGGCTCTACATTGCTTGCTTGTATCAGGAATAATATAAACTTTATTGGGATAGAGATGAGTGAAGAATATTGTGAGATAGCGAAGGCAAGAATAGAAAACGAAAGAATGCAGCTAAAGATGGATTTTTAGGATAACCACATGAGAACTTATGATTTTTCCAACCTTCCGGCTTTAGTAAACAAAGACTTCTATCCTTACCTGTTCAGTGACGCCACAGTGCTTGTTTTATGGGGTTCAGGTTCGTCTGGTAAGTCATGGTTTGCTGATCAGAAATTACTCTATAGGATGATTGCAGAGTCAAATGAAGTGGTACACAGGTTCGTTGTATTGAGAAAGTATGAACCTTCACTGGAAAAGTCTGCCTGGAAGCTAATTAATGACACAATTGATGCCTGGGGTCTTAGATGCAGGTTCGATACACGTAAAAAGCCTATGTCACTCACTTTCAAGGACAATGGAGCACAGTTCCTATTCACTGGCTTAGACAATCCGGAAAAGATCAAATCAATAGAGAATATTACCGGTGTCTGGATGGAAGAATGTACTGAGTTTGATTATTATGATTACCTACAGCTTTTAGTTCGTATGCGTGGTAAATGCTCAACTTATCTGCAATTAATAGCAACATTTAACCCTGTAGATAAAATGAAGTGGACTTACAAGGAATGGTATAGAGCAGACCAGTTTACGTACTCCAAAATAGATAAGATTCCAGTAGAAAATGCTGCTGGTGAGAAAGTTATTTACGAGTACAAAACGGATATAATGCACAGTGATTATAAGATGAACAGATTCCTTTCAATTGCTAAGAGGGCACAGCTTGAACAGCTTATATTGAGAGACCAGACATTCTATATCATCTATGCTCTTGGCGACTATGCTGATGTGAAGAATAAAATCTATACAAATATAAAGAAGATTGTTGATATTCCAAAGGATATTGAGTGGGATGCAGTATATTCTGGCATGGATTTCGGAACGCATGACCCCTCTGTTCTTTTGAAAATTTACCAGAAGGACTTTGACCTCTATTTTGAGCAGATATATTACGAAACAGGCAAAACACTGATAGATTTTAAGGCTTATCTTACAGAGATCAAATATGACACATCTCAGCCTATGTATTGTGATTCAGCTAACCCTGATGGAATATTGACTTTGATTGATGAAGATATTACTTACAAGGGATTAGAATTGGCTGGATTTAATGCCATTGCTTGCGTTAAAGGTCATGGAAGTGTAAAGGCAGGAATTAACTACTTGAAAACATTCAGGATTCATATACGTGGATGCGATACAGAGACATGGAATGACTATTTCATGTATAAATGGGAAGAAGATAGAAATGGAAATTCTATTGGCAAGCCGTTAGGTGTAAGAGATCATGCTCCAGATGCAGGCAGATACGGTGTTCATGGCAATTACAGGATAGGTAATATAGTACCTCATTGCTGGTCAATCGATGGAGTATTTTACGATTAAATAATTTTTACTTGACACAATTTGTTACACTGTAACTAAAATAGTACAGAGGTAAAAATGAGTTTGTTAAGTTTTCTGAAACCAAAGGAAAAGGCTGTTTATCAGGAAGGTGCAGGACTTGACCTAATAAGAAGCTGGTCAAGCTCAGATGATGTCTTTCCTGGTAATCCAGACTCGCTTATATCGGCATACAGGAACTTGGTTTACGCATGTGCAACAAAGAACGCTTATGTAATGTCAAGGCAGAAATTACACTTGTATATGGTAGCGCCAAAGGGATATAAGAGTAAATCGTTCCCCGGATTTAAGGTTACTGACAGAAATTATAAGCATAACATTTTAGACAGGGCAACCGGAAATATAAAAGCCGAAATATTGTACTCTGACGATTCCGACCTTACAGAAATAACTGATCACCCATTTCTTGAACTATTTTACAGACCAAACGGAGAATTTGCCTTTACTGAATTTATGCAATTATCTGACCTTTTTATGGAGCTTACAGGTAATGATTACTGGCATATTGATAAGAATATGTTTGGTATTCCAGAGGCATTATATGTTCTTCCATCTCAAAATGTAAACCCGGTTCTTGGAATTAATACATACATCAAGGAATATGAATATCGAACATCAAGCGGTACGGTAAAATATAATCCAAAAGATGTATTTCATTGCAGGTTTCCCAATCCTGGCAATATTGCAATTGGGAAAGCTCCATTATCAGCCTGTACGGATAGCGTAAACCTCGACACATATGCACTTAAATATGGAGCAGCAATCTTTAAGAATATGGGAACACTGGCTGGTTATTTCAGCACTAAAGAGAATCTTAATGAAACAGCATTTAAAAAGCTTGCAGCAGAGCTTCAAAGCAAGTTCAGGGGCTATAAGAACGCAGGGCAGACACCGCTTCTCGATAACGGCTTAACATATATACCAACCTCTGTTAGTCCGCAACTCCTATTTGATGCAATGATCACTAAAAAGACCGATAAAGATATAGCCCGTTGTTTTGGTGTTCCAATCTCAATGATTGATGTTGAGAATGTAAATAAAGCCAATGCGGAAGTTGGTGGAAATGCTTACGAAGAACAGACAATTGACCCACGTAACAGGCTATTTGCAGATAAAATAAACCAGTCTATAATCCCACTCTATGAACAGTCAAGAGGCATCAAGATATTTTGTGCGTTTGACAATCCAGCTAAAGAAGATAACGCATTTGTACTCAAGAAACAAGTCGAACACGCCAAGTGGGGGATTAGATCACCAAATGAAATTAGAAAAGAAGAAGGGCTTCCAGATAGAGAAGCCGGAGATAACTTCCTCATACCAGTTAATTATATGATGGTTGATGATAGTGGAAACCTAATAATACCAGGAGATAGCAATGGAAACAGCGATACAGAGAGCGAATAGAATAAAATCAGAGCTTGGATTGGAAGAAGTTGAGTTCAAAAGCTCTTTCCATTCAGTAGCAAAGGTTGAGAAGATTGATGAAAGCGAAAGAGCTATCCTAAAATATGTAACCAAGCCAACGCTTGATAGAAGTAAAGAGATTGTTATTTCTCAGGGAATCAACCTCACAGACTTCAATAAGAACCCAATCATATTGTATGCTCATAACTATGGCAATTCATGGTTAGATGGTGGAAATCCGGTTCTTCCGATAGGTAAGGATTTATGGATAAAGTATGATGGCAATGGTCTTTTAGCAAAGCAGACGTATGCCAAGCACGCACTTGCAGAAGATATCTACCAGATGCACTTGGACGGTATTCCATTGGCAAGTTCTATTGGATTTATACCAACGAAGACAGTATATCGAAGCTCATTTGATGAGAAAGAGTGGAAGAAAGAGGTTTCGAGGATGTCTGGAGATTATGGCATAGATAAGAAAAACTTTAGCCTGGCAGAAGTGATCTACGAGAACAGCATACTGCTTGAACACTCAGATGTTCCTGTTCCTGCCAACCCTGACGCCTTGGCACTGGCTATCAAGTCAGGAAAGATAGCTTTCAAGTCCGAGGAACTCAACCAGGTATTTGAGAGCGTATTCCTTCATAACCAGATCGGTGATCTTGAAGTAATAGTTAACCGGTTACAGTCTGATCAGAAGATTCTGGAAGCCACTATAAATACTTTCACAAAAGACATGGTAACCTCCCCCGACGGTAAATCAAAAATCAGTCAAGATTATATTAACAGTAAGGTTGCTCTTGCTGTAGATAAGTTTTTAAATAAGAAATTAGGCAAAATGTGATTCTGGAAATATCAGGCAATAGCTGGAGATATTAGGTAATTATATGAAGCCATTAAGGAGAAATTATGTATCTATTTAATTTTATGCCTAAGCCAATGCTTTTGGATAAGGTAGCAGATGAAGCGGCAGCCGGTGGCGGAGATGCACCGGAAGTAGAAGCTCCAGACATAGAGGGCATGATTGACAAGGCAGTAAGCTCAATGTTTGAGAAATTTGCCGAGAAGATCAGTGCGAAGCTCGATAAAACAATTGTCACACCTTCACAGAAGGATGTTGATTTGGTTGGTAAAGGCGGATTTAAAGACATCGGTGCCTTTGCAGCAGTAGTAGAAAAGTTCAGTGCAAGGCGAGAGTTAGACGCGCAAGAAAAAGCTGCTCTCATGGAAACAAGAGTTGGGCCGGATGGTGGCATTTTAGTACCACCTGAATTTTCTAACAAATTATTCACTCTTGCCAAAGAGAAAAGCCAGATATGGAGTAGAGCAACGATGCTTCCTGTCAACGGAAATTCTGTCTCTTTGCCATCTATCACCAATTATACACATGCAGATGATACTTATTATGGTGGTGTATATAACACATGGCTTCAAGAGGGTGCCACCGGAACTGCTGTTCAGCCACGTTTTGATATGCTTCAGTTCAGACTGCATGATAACATGACATTGGTTCCAATTACTAATGATCTGTTACATGATTCACCAGTAACTATTGCTCCGCTCATCGAAACAATGGTAAGTAATGCCATTGGATTGACAATGGATAATGTGATTCTCAATGGTGATGGTAATGGCAAGCCTCTTGGAATGTTCAATTCCAACTGTAAGATTGAGATTTCAGCAGAAGATGATCAGACAGCTGCAACCGTAGTAGCTCAGAATATCATCAAGATGTTTACCCGCTTCAATATGAGCTATATCAGAAGTGCAATCTGGATGCTGAATCAGACCGTTATGGCTCAACTTATGCAGCTTAACATAGCGTCTGGAACAGCAGGATCGTTGATATATATGCCACCTGGTGGATTATCAGCATCACCTTATGGGAATATCTTTGGTATTCCAATAGTCTATACAGAGTTCTGTAAGGCTCTCGGAACTGTTGGCGATATTTCACTTGCAGACCCATCTCAGTATCTTGCTATTGATAAGGCAGAGGAAGCCGCCTGGTCAAAGGAAATTTACTTCCTTTATAACAAGTCAGTACTTCGGGTAATGTACCGTGCTGATGGTCAGATGTGGCAGAACACAGCCTTCACTCCTGCTAACGGAGATACACTTTCACCTGTAATAACCCTAGCAACCAGGGCATAAGGAGGATATGATGAACAACTTTTTACCTTTAGTCCCTCAAATCGTATCACTTCAAGCAGCTGTTACTACCGGTGCAGCAAATACCTCAGATTATATCAATTGTGCAAAGGCAGAGATGATTTTCTTCGTTTGCCAGTTACAAAATGCCGGGGCACATGCAACCGTACTGTCTATCTATCAGGCTACTTCTGCTGCTGGTGGTGGAGAAAAGGTAATTGCAAATGCAGTTCCTATCTGGTACAGTAATGACACTGTTACAACCAGTAATATAACACAGGCAACAGCGGCAGTAAGTTATACCGTGTCTGAATCGGTAAAGGAAAAACTTGTTATCTTCCAACTTGACCCTGCTGCTTTGGATTTAGATAATGATTTTGCCTTTGCTGCTATCCATAGCACAGCAAGTTCAGATTCCACAAACTTCATTTCTGTTGTTGCTGTTGTTGAACCCAGACATGGCGGTCATGCTCAAGTTAACCTCTTAACTTAAGGGGGAATTTATGTACGATCTAATATCAAAATATGATAAAGGCAATCTTGTCTTTCAAACCAATGACAATGCAGATTCAGTAAATTCTGGAGTTTGGGCTGACTGCCCTAAACTTGCCTTTATGGCTGACCCGGAACTTGCACATTCTTTTGGTGAGGATTTTATAAATGTTCAGGGTACTCAGACCTCAACTATCCTGGGTGGATGGGCGTACAGCCAAAATTCATCTGGAAAGATTGGTTTACAGGATTTATCGGGCGGAGTTATGAAACTTGATGCTGGAGGCATAGCCGCAGGTCATGGATGTCAACTTCAAAAGCTTGGTGAATCAGTTGCCTTTGCTTCCGATAAAGAGTTCTGGTTTGAAAGCCGGTTCAAAATTACCGGAGCAAGTAAAGTCCAGATGTTTCTTGGATTTGCAGAAACAGACACCGACCTTTTAGCTGCTGGTGATCTCGATGCAAGTACTGAATATCTTGGCTTTGGAATTGAGACTGGAGCAGGTGAAACTTACAAGCTCTATGCGTCAACTGGCGCAACTGAACGGTCAGATGAAATTGCAGACCTCACATCAGATACTTATGTAAAAGTTGGTTTAAAGATTGATGGAAACCTTAATCTTACATGCTATGTGGATGATGCGGAAGTAGCACTATCAAACGTGGCAACTCTGTATCTTCCAGATGCACAGCTTACGCCAACTATGATCTGCCAAACTGATGGAAGTACAATCCGTCCGGTTATGTACGTAGATTACGTTAATTACGTACAACGTAGAGTATAAGGAGATAATGATGTTAGTATCACTGGCAGAAGTTAAATCTTATTGCAAGGTAGATAATCTTGGAATATTCATCTCAGATATAACAAATACCTTGAATTTTAAG